ATTTCTTAGTGATATTAATAAAATGAATAAACTTTTAGGCTATAAAATACCAACAGAAATGACATCTGTTATTCAGAGTAAAGAATATATGTAATTTTTTCTTGTTTTTTTTTGGTTTAGAAAGTCACCTTTAAAATGGGTGGCTTTTTTTATTTATCTTTGTTAAAAAAAAATGCTTAAAGTACTACTTAATATAATTGAATCAACTGTTCCATTGGCGGGAGAAGTTATAGAACAAGTTAAATCTCCCGAAGGAGGACAGGGTAAATTTAAATTAACACCTAGATTTGTAAAACAAGTAATTAGGCTTGTTGTAGCTATTGGTGTAATATATATGGCAATTAGCGGTTCTATATCAATTGATGAAGCACAGGATATTATTAAACAATAGAAATGAACGAATGGCTTACTCAGCATTGGGCAGAATTGATGGCATTATTAGGAGTTGGAGCAACGGGTGCCGGAGGTTCAATTGCGGGGCATAAATATATTGATAAGCAACAAAACGCAACCTTGAAAAAACACGATAGTAGACTAGATAATTTAGAAAAAAAAGTTACTGAAATTGAAGGTGAAGTAAAAGTAAACAGTACATCTGATCAGCAATTTAGAAATGAAATAGGACACCGGTTGGGAAGTATAGAAAATTTAAATAATAAAATTTTAGAACACTTATTAAAATCAAAATAATATGGCACAAATGAAAGTGAAGGTTGGTTTTCTGCATGAAGGAAGACAATCTAAAGTAGGAGAAATTTTAGAAATTTCTTCTAAGTCTGATCAACAACATCTAATTAATACAGGACAGGCTGATTTTGAAACTTATGATTTTGCTCATAAAGAAGAGAAAACATCAAAAGTTAAAACTAAAGAATTAAAAGTAGAGGTTGAAACAAAGGAAGAAGTAAGCGATATTGATTCTTTGAGGGAAGATTATTTAGATAAATTTGGTAAAGAAGCCGACAAGAGATGGAAGGTATCTCGTTTACTTGAAGAACTAGAAAATGATTAATTACACTATTACCGATGCTAGTGGTGAAGGGGCAACTTTTGATTACCTATCATTAACTGAGATAAAGAATTATTTAAAAGTAGATAACTCTACTGATGATACTCTTATCGGTGATATGTTTCAATCAGCAGCCTCATATATAGAAAGACAGTTTAAGCAGACATTGAAAAATAGAGATATACTTATTCAATATGATGCAAACGAAAAATATATTGATTTATTATTTTGTCCGGCTAGTAGCATTACTAGCGTTACTTATAATACTCACGATTCTGACGGCAGCGGTACTTTTGTTGAAAATACTGATTTTACCACATATGGATTGATTGATAGCAGAGCAAGAAGTTTGGTTTTAGATTTTAATAAATCATATGAAACTGTAAATGTATCTTATAATTCAGATGGTTCGACTGTACCAAGTGAAATAAAATTAGCAACCCTAGCCTACATTAAGGTTATGTACGATAATAATCGAAGTTTCTTTGATAAGGATGTACCAACTGCACCACCTACAGAGACAATTCAATTAATGTCTCCGTACAAACCTATTGTAATATGAGGGAAAGAATAATAATTAAATCTAGAACTTATAGCACAAGCAATACAGGGCAACGCTCTTTAGATGTAACTACGGATCTATTGACTACTTGGGCAGATATTTATCAAAAAAGAAGAGATTTTCAAGATTTAACCGGTACACAAAATGTATTAGAGGGTGATTGGGTTTTTAGAATAAGAAATCCCGAATTAGATTCTTATATTTCTAAATCTAATTTTATTACTTGGAGGAATAAGGATTATAGTATTATTTCTATTTCTGCACAAGAAACTTATCAAAGAATGGTTGATATAACTTGTCGAGTTGTTGAATGAATTTTAAATTTAAACATAACGCTGATCAAATATCAATTAATCTAAGCAAAACTATTGGTAGAAAAGTTATAGCAGTAGAAGCTGCTATTGATAAGTATATTGACAATACAAAAAAAGATGCTAAAACAAATATTTCTTCTAATAAAACAGTTTATCAATCTAAATTAATAAATAGTTTTAAGAAAAAAGTTAAAAAATCAAAAGGTAGAGGTGAATGGAGTTTAAAAGTGGATGCCGTTTATGGTGCTTTTGTTGAGTTTGGGACTAAAGGTAAGTTTAATGCAGATTCAAGACTAGGTAATTACCCTAATAAATTTAAGGGTATGAAAGGTGAGAGTGGTAATGTTTATGATAGATTAAAAAAATATTTAATATCTGAAGGTGTTCCGGAAGATGAAGTATGGGTGGTTATAAAAAGTATGTTAAAAAAGGGGACAAAGGCATATCCATTTTTCTTTCCCGCAGTTTTTAAAAACAAAGTAATTTTGAAGAAAGATTTAAGAAGAGCATTAAAAAAGAGAACTAAAAAATAACATGGCAACATTAACAGGAAATAAAATAAAGGATAGCTATTTAGGTTTATTAAAATCTATAAGTAATGGTGCTATATCATCAAGTTTTGTCCAAATTTCTGATGGTGGAGGAAACGCATTGCCTTTGTATTTATCTACCTCATCAATTAAATTTTACAATGCTTACACATTTCCTAGTGCTGATGGTACGATTAGTGGACAAGTTTTAAGTACAGATGCTAATGGTACATTAAGTTGGGTAACAAGTAGTGATAACCAAACTTTAGAAGAGGTGTTAACACAAGGTAACACAACTACAATTGCTATATCTAGTAGTGCTAATATAACTACAACTGCTCAATTTGAAGGTGATATAAATGGTGCTTTGCTCCAAAAAGTAATAGCAGCAGAGGCGTTATCAAAGGGTGATGTTGTATATATAAGTGGAGGTACGGGTGATAATCCCGAAGTAAGTAAGGCAAAAGCAGATATTAGTACAACAATGCCTTCTCTTGGAATAATGAAAGAACCCCTTTCTTTAAATGCTGAAGGTGAATGTATAACAAGTGGTGAGTTAACGGGATTAGGTACATTACTTGGAAGTTTTTCAACGGGAGATGATTTATATGTTAGTTCATCAACTGCGGGAGCATTACAAAATACTGCACCAACGGGAGAGGCTAATTTAATACAAAAGATAGGTAAAGTAATTAGAGGGGGAAATGGAGGTGCATTAACGGTGCTAGGAGCATTTAGGACAAATGAAGTACCTAATCTAAATAGTGCTAAAATATTTTTAGGAAACGCTAGTAACCAAGCAGTATCTACTGCTATTAGTGGTGATGCAACAATATCAGATACGGGTGTTATAGCATTAGCAACCGTACCCGTAACAAAAGGAGGTACGGGAGCAACTACATTAACGGGTATATTATTAGGTAATGGAACAAGTGCTATATCGGGTATAACTAGTGCTAATGATGGATATGTTTTAACTGCTGATGGAGTAGGTGGTTATGCTTTTGAAGTAGCATCGGGTGATGTAAGTGTAAGTGGAACACCAACTGCAAATCAAATAGCAATTTGGACAGATGGTAGTACTATTAAAGGTATGTCTGCGTTAGAAATTGATGTTAATGACAAAATAACATTAGATCAAGATGCATCAAGTTATAACATAGGTGGAGGGAATATTGCTAATGTTACGGGAAATTATAATACGGGTTTTGGTTTAGAAAATTTAAATGTTTTAACTAGTGGTTATCATAATACTGCTTTAGGTTATAGAGCATTAAAATCAGTAACAACTGCAGTATCTAATGTTGCTATTGGATACCAATCATTAGAATTTCTAGCAACTACAACAGATCACGATAATAATACTGCGGTAGGTTTATCTTCGGGTAGAAGAAATAACGGAGGCAATAATACTTTTATTGGTTTTCAATCGGGGCAAGGCTCTATAACTGCATCAAATAACACGGGTGGGAGTAATACTGCATTAGGTTATTTATCATTAAGTAAATTAACAAGCGGAAATAGTAATACGGGGGTTGGAACACTTGCTTTAGAAGATAACACAACGGGACTTTTAAATACTTGTTTGGGGCATAGTTCGGGGAAAGATATTACAACGGGTTCAAAAAATGTAATACTTGGATCATTTACGGGAAATTCGGGAGGAACGGACATAAGAACATCAAACAACAACATTATCATTTCAGATGGTGATGGGAATAATAGAATACAAGTTGATAGTGGGGGTGATACTACTTTTAGTGGTAGTGTAACTGCTGATCAAGGTATTTTTAATTCTACCGCAAACACTTATTTAGGTGGCTCATTAATTTTAAGGGATTTAAACGGAGCAAATCCAAAATATTTGACTAGCGTTGTGGGCAATCTTGCTTTCTCTGCTAATGGAACTAATGATCATTTACTCATCTCATCGGGGGGTGCTATAGGACAAGCAGTAATACCTATTTCTGATCCATACGTTGCGGGAGCAGAGCAATGGATGACATACCAAATAGGCAAAGGTGGAATTATTGGAGCATACAAAAACAATAATGAATCAATGTTTGGTTTTAATACTTATGTTTCTGCTCCAAGTGGATTAGATAAAGCCGTAATCAGTGGAATTAACGGCACTGCAATAAGGTGCTATGCGGATCAAATAACATTTAATCATCTTACAAGTTCGGGAACATCTCAAACCCAAAGCACAAAACTCACCATCTCATCGGGGGGTAATGTGGGTATTGGAACTACCCAATCTTTATCTAAATTAAATGTAAACAACCCAAGTAGTGGGGCGATAACAAGAGGATTAGGATTATACAATGTTTTTAATGGAGTTGCGGGAACGGGAGTATCGCTTGATTTTTATGTAAATGTAGGCGTTAATGATAGGTGCGCAAGAATTATATCTACTCAATCAACTGCGGGAAATTACGCAGATTTACAATTTCAAACATCTAACAATGCTGCTCCCGCAACACGACTCACCATCACATCGGGGGGTTTAATAAAAGTAAACGGTGCTACATCAACCTCTCAATTTAATATCTTAAGTTCTATTGCAAATTCAATTTTAGAATTAAAAAGCACAAGTACAAACCCGTTTGGTATATATGTTAAATACACTCAAGCAATGAATGCCGATTCTAATTTTTTCTTTAGAGGGGATGGTAGTACGGGACAGAGAGTTATAATTCAATCTAATGGAGATTTAGAAAACGCGAACAATTCTTATGGAGCAATATCCGATATAAAATTAAAAGAAAATATAATAGATGCTACTCCTAAACTTAATGATTTATTAAAGGTTAAAATTAGGAATTATAATTTAATTGAAAATGATAAAAAGCAAATAGGGGTAATAGCACAAGAATTAGAGGAAATATTTCCTTCAATGGTTAGTGAATCACCCAATATTGAAAATAGAGAAATAACAGATGAAGAAGGAAACGTAACTACTGAAAAAGTAGATTTAGGAACTACTACAAAATCCGTAAAATACTCTGTGTTTACTCCAATGCTTATTAAAGCAATCCAAGAACAACAAACCATAATAGAAGATTTAAAAGCAAGAATAGAAACACTAGAAGGGTAAGGGTTACCCACATTATTAAAACAAGAGTAAATTATGAAACAAATAGAACCAATAGATATATGGCAGAATGGAACAACTAAAACTGCCATTAAATTACAAGTACAAGGTACAAGTGTAATTTTAGGAAGTAGTGCATCTTTTTATTGGCAATTACTGACAGAAGAAGGACATCAAGTAGCAAATGGCAATATCGGACTTAGTGGTGATCCCGATTATACAAGTTGGGGTTCAAACGATGACTACATTTATGAATATGTAGCAACTAATTTAAAACTTACAATTATAGAACCATCTGAGGAGGCATCAGCATGAATTTAGAATTAAAGAGATTTAGTTCACAAAATGATTCTACTTTAGGATTACTTTTTGTTGATGGTGAATTTGAATGCTTTGTGCTAGAGGATGAGTACAGAGATGTAAAAGTTAAAGGTGAAACAAGAATACCTTGTGGCTCTTATGACATCAAAAAACGTGAAGTACTTAGCGGATTAACCAAAAAGTATAGAGCAAAATTTGATTGGTTTGATTACCATTTTGAAATACAAGACGTAAAAAACTTTAACTATGTATATTTGCATATTGGAAATGACACATCAAATTCTGATGGTTGTTTGCTCCTAAACGATGGAATAAAATCTAATGCTCATGGACTAAGCCAAAAGAATAACGGTTCAAGTAGTACATCAGCATTTAAGAGATTATACCAAAAGATGAGTAAAAATGAATGTATAACAATTAATATAACAGATAATGTTTGAAAACAAAACAATCACATTTAAGGAGGCAGAAGATTATCACAAAGGTTTAATTATGTTAACCAATGCGGTAGAAGCCTCAGAAAAAGGAGTAGGTTTAGATTTAACATATAAACTAATACAAGGATTAAAAAAGATTGAGGAGCAAGTTGAATCAATCAATAAGGCTAGGACTAAATTATACGAGGTTTACGGCACTTTAGATGACAAAGGTGTACTTACACGACA